AAAATGGCTGATGGTGGCATGGCATATGGTAAGAAGCATATGTATGCAGCAGGTGGTTCAGTTACAATGAACCCCGGTCTTAAAGCACTAAAGAAAGCAAGCCCTGAAGCATTTAATAAAATCACAGGTAAATAATAGTAATGTTAAATATACGCAAAGTAAAGACTGTAGCAAATAAGTTACGTAAAGCATCTAAAGCACACGCAGGTCAAGCCAAGGTGTTATCAGGAGTTGTGAAAAATGCTCAATCCAAGAGTGCCAAGAAAAAAAGGTCAACCAGCAAAAAGTAAAAAGCATAGTGACCTGTATACAGATGAAGACCCAAAGGGTACTATTAAGGGTTTAAAGTTTACTACAGTAAAAGATGCAGAGGCATCAGTACGTAAGATTAAAGCATCGAGTAGAAGTCACAATCACAAAACACAAGCAGCTATAGCTATGGAACAGAGAGCTAGAGTTGCAGGTAAAACTGCTGCAGCTAATGTATTTAGAAGATTTATAGAATCGCAGAAAAAGAAAACAAAAGCTCGTGCATCCAGTAGAAGCTGATATACGTAATTGGTCACATAACTTTCTTGAGATACCAAACGTAAAGTTAAATGGATTACCGCCTTGTCCTTATGCTAGAAAAGCATGGGCAGATAATCAAGTTAAGTTCAGTATTAATACAGGGCTTGATGGATTACGCGAAGAGATAGAAAAGTTTGATACTCATAAACATGATATTGTTGTATGGGCAGACGAAGATATGCCACCCATAGACTACTTAGATGGTTGGTGTGATGGAATGAATGAAGCATTCAGTGTAGCAGGTATTGATTTACACTTGATGGTATTTCATCCAGAGTACGATGCTAGTGAGGCAGGTCTTGACTTTTTAGACGAATCTGGTATAACTAGTGAGGAGTTAGTTTATTGTATGATTTTTGTACAAAGACTATCTATTTTAGACGATGCGGCAATAAGTTTAGAAAAGTCAGGGTACTATAAACATTTCCCTGAAGACACATATCAATCCCTAGTTATAGAGAGAAGGAAACTAAGAAATGGCAATGGGTAAAGCTAAGATGGCTAAAAAGAAAATGCGTGGCGGCGGCATGATGAAAACCAAAATGAAGGGTGGCGGCATGGCGAAGATGGCTAAGAAAAAGAAAATGAAGGGTGGCGGCATGGCGAAGATGGCTAAGAAAAAGAAGTAATGCCATTTATCGCAGATTCTAAAGTACATGGTCATGGTGTATTTGCAGATAAGGAATACTCTAAGGGTGATACCATAGAGTTTTGCCCATATTTGATTACTGGTGAAGATGACATCTCAGAAGCATCAATCCTACATGACTACTTATTTGGTTCTCCATATGAAAATGATACTAACTTTTATGCTCCTTTGGGTTTTGGGATGGTCTATAATCATAGCTCAAATCCAAATGCCGAGTGGGAATTGTCCGATAGTGACGACAGGTTCATCAAGTTTTTTGCACTAAAAGACATTGGACGATATGAAGAGATACTACACGACTACGGAACAGATTATTGGGAAAGTAGAAAGAGCTAATGGCAAAACACTCTTTGGCTGATGCTTACTGGACTTTTTGGAGTAGGTTCTTTTTAAGAATTGCTAGACTAATAAGTAAGTTTAATCTTAAACTACACAAGTGGTCAGTAAATTGTATTGATAGAGTACGGATAAAATAGCTATGAGAAAAGTACCTAAGAAATCTACAGTAAATAAAGCAGGTAATTATACAAAACCAACAATGCGTAAAGGGCAGTTTAATCGTATTAAAGCTGGAAACAAAGGCGGTGCTTCAGGTCAATGGTCTGCACGTAAGGCACAGATGCTTGCAGTTGCATATAAGAAAGCTGGTGGCGGTTACAAATAATATGCATATCATAAAAGGAGAGAGTTATGATAGCGGAGACAATGGCAGGTATCGCACTTGTTAAGGCGAGTGTGGACGGAATAAAGAAAGCCATCACAACTTGTAATGACATTGGTGATATAGCAAAATATATAGATGGCATGTTCGAGGGCGAACAGCAAATACAAAAAATACGAAGCAAAGCACAGAAAGACCCATTTGCTGTAAATACTATTGCTGAAGAAACCATAAATGCTAAACTTGCTCAAGAACATATGCAAGAAATGAAGAACCTTATTAACATGAGGTTTGGTCCGGGCATTTGGGAAGGCATTATCGCTGAACGTGCTAAACGAATACAACAAGCTAAAGAAGCCGAAAAACAAGCACGTATAGCTAAACGTAAGAAACATGAGGCTTTAGTACACAATCTTGAAATAACAACTATTGTAGTTGTATGCAGTTGCATAGCTGTCGCAGCTTTAATAGGTTTAATTTTATTGGTATAATATGGCACTAAAGAAATCACAAAAAAGTTTAAAGCGTTGGAGTAAACAGGATTGGAGAACCAAAAGTGGGAAACCGTCCAGTAAAACTGGTGAACGGTATTTACCGTCAGCAGCTATCAAATCGTTATCGGCACAGGAATATTCGGCTACCTCGAAAGCTAAACGAGAAGGAACTAGAGCAGGTAAGCAGTTTGTATCCCAGCCTAAAAAAATAGCAAAGAAGACAGCGAGGTTTAGACGTGCTTAATATGCTGATAGGACCTGTAGCAGATTTAGCTAGTACATGGCTATCTGGTAAGGTAGAAGAGAAGAAAGCACAGTCAGCTACTAAGGTAGCTAGGGCGCAAGCTGAAGCTGTAGTAATGCAGAAGAAAGCTACTGGTGAGATAGACTGGGATTTGGAGATGGCTAAAGGTAGTCAGTCTTCATGGAAAGACGAATGGCTTACCATACTATTTAGTATTCCACTTATCCTAGCATTCATACCGGGAATGGAAGAGGTAGTAGCAAATGGGTTTGCTCAGTTGGAAGCAATGCCTCAATGGTATCAGTATAGTCTTGGTATTATTGTAGCTGCGTCTTTTGGTGTACGCAGTGCTACTAAATTCTTCGGAAAAAAATAATGAGTGCAACGACACTACTAGAGTACAAGATTCTACCACGATTAATGATGCTTGTAATGACGATAATGTATATACGAGTGATTGAGTGGGGAATTTCATTAGATGATATCAGTACACAACAAAGCGCAATGATATCTGTAGTTAGTGGTGCAATGACTGGTGCGTTTGCAGTTTGGTTAGGGTCTGAGAAAAAATGAAGTATGATAAACAAAAGTTTGTAGATAAACTAATTGCTCACGAAGGTCTGGTCTTAAAAGTATATAAAGATAGTTTAGGTATTGACACTATAGGTATTGGTAGAAATTTAAAAGATAGAGGAATAACTAAACAAGAGTTAGATTTTTTAGATATACCGTCTATGGATGCTGTATATGAGCATGGTATATCAGAACTAGATGCGTATTTTTTAGCAAATAATGATGTTAAAATTGTTGAAACAGAATTATTAAATAGGCATCCTTGCCTTAACGAATTAGATGCTGTACGTCAGCTTGTTTTAATGGACATGGCATTTAATATGGGCGTACCACGTTTATGTAAATTTAAAAAGATGTGGGCAGCTATACACGATAATGATTTTGCTACAGCCGCAAAAGAAATGCTTGATAGCAGATGGGCTAAACAAGTAAAAGGACGTGCTACAAAATTAGCACACGCTATGGCTAGTGGGGATATGATATGACCCACCACACTTCTCTCGGCTTAACCGATGCAGTGCAACAGTGTGGGTCTTTTTTTTGGGGAAGGGATGTGATATGACACGACAGTTAAACGATAGACAACAAAAGTTTCTTACAGTTCTTTTTGAAGAAGCAAATGGTGATGTAGTGCAAGCAAAGAAACTTGCAGGTTATGCAAACAATACTCCTACTACTTCTATAGTCAAAGGACTGAAAGATGAGATACTAGAAGCTACATCTATGTACATGGCACGTAATGCACCAAAGGCGGCAATGGCTATGACAGGTGCATTGTATGACCCAACAGAACTAGGCATACGTGATAAGATGGCAGCTGCAAAAGAATTGCTAGACCGTTCAGGTTTGGTGAAGACAGAAAAGATGCAGGTAGAAGCAAGCGGTGGTGTTATGCTTATGCCACCTAAAGCAGTAAGTGAAGATGAGTAGTTTTATAAATTGGGATGCTCCTATTAAAGAGGGCAGAAAAAATGATAAATGCCCAAAGTGTTTTTCGGGTGGTATGAAAAGAAAAGGTAAAAACAGAAGACTTTGCGTTGAATGTGATTCTTTGTTTATAAATCCGAAAAGTATAAAAAATGACACGTAATATAGGTAAGAGGATGATGACTGATGGCTAAACTATTTAAGGGTTCTTTAAAGATACGCACAAAAGGGACAAAAGATAACCCATTAACTAATTACGAAAAACAGAATATGCAACAAAGAGCAGAGAGAAAACAAAAAACTGAAGATGCTAATTTTAGTGTATCAGCAGGTAAGTTTGGGGATAAAAGCAGTACCCTAAGTGATATTGCTGATAAACTTGGTGTTACGTTAAAATCTTTGGAAAAAGAAAATCCGCAAATAAAAGATTTAAATAAAATATCAAAGAGTCAAAAAATTAATGTTCCGTTACGTAGGCAAACTTTTTTT